ACAGCGACATCTATCGCTATGTCCCACTAAATGGTGACATTGCTGGTCTATGCGTTTTCACTGATAATGCTAAGGATCCGTGGTATTCACCTGCTGGTTTCAATCGCGGTCAGATTAAGAACCTCGTCAAGCTTGCTTTCAACCCAAGCAAGGCTCAACGCGACCTTCTATATCCAAACGCAGTAAACCCAGTTGTAACTTTCCCAGGTCAGGGTACAGTTCTATTCGGTGACAAGACGCTACAGGCTAAGTCTTCTGCCTTTGATCGTATTAATGTTCGCAGATTGTTTATCGTTCTTGAGAAAGCAATTTCGGCTGCTGCTCAGTACTCACTCTTCGAGTTCAACGACGCCTTTACTCGGTCGCAGTTCGTATCATTAGTTACTCCATTCCTCCAGGATGTGCAAGGTAGACAGGGTATCTTTGACTTCCGTGTTGTTTGCGATACAACAAATAACACCACGCAGGTTATCGATGCTAACCAGTTTGTTGGTGACATCTATGTCAAGCCAGCTCGTTCTGTGAATTTTATTCAGCTAAACTTTGTAGCTGTTAGGACTGGCGTGGACTTCTCCGAAATCGTAGGCAAATTCTAATAAATATAAAGAAAACAGGAGAAACTAAAGATGTCCTTCAATATTAATGAAATTAAGGCTCAACTAACGGGTGGCGGCGCAAGGCAGTCACTCTTTAGCGTTCAGTTTAATAATCCAGCTAATGGTGTTTCGAACATTAAGGTTCCATTCATGGTTCGTGCTTCTAGTATTCCTGAAGCAATCTTAGGAACTATTCAAATTCCTTACTTTGGTCGTAAAGTGAATATTGCTGGTGATAGAACTTTTAATCCCTGGGGTGTAACGGTAATTAACGATGAAGACTTCCAGATCCGTAATGGTCTAGAGCAGTGGTCTAATAAGATTAATACTTTTGAAGGAAACCTTAGAGATTTCGGTGGTCCTTCGCCACTACTTTATAAGCAAAATGCCACTGTATCACAATATGGTAAAACTGGCGCGGTCATTCGTGAGTATACCTTCCATGGAATTTTCCCAACTGATATTTCCGCTATTCAGTTAGATTGGAACGCTACTGATCAGATTGAAGAATTCACAGCAACATTTAGATATGATTTCTGGGAAGTAACTGGCGGCAACACTGGTAATGCAGGTGGTAAGTAAATATAATACATTATTGATAAGGTGATATGATGAAGATTTTTGGATTTGAAATCAAAAGAGAAGATGAACAATTAGACATTCCGTCATTTGCTCCTAGAGAGTCTGATGACGGTGCACTAGTCGTTTCAGCTGGTGGTACATTCGGTACATACCTTGATCTTGAAGGTTCAGCCAGAACAGAAGCAGAAATTGTAGCTAAGTATCGCGAGATGGCAATTCAACCAGAAGTTGATCTTGCCATCAGTGACATCATATCCGAAGCTATTGTAAAGGAAAGCAAAGAGAAAATCGTTGAGATTGATCTTGATGATTTAGATTACACTGATAATATCAAAGAAAGAATTACTCAAGAGTGGGATAAGGTTTCTGAGTTATTTGATTTTAATAACTATGGTTATGAAATCTTCAAGCGTTGGTATGTTGATGGTCGTATTTACTATCATGTAATGATTGACATTAATGATCCTCGCTCTGGTATTCAAGAATTACGTTACATTGATCCTCGTAAGATCCGTAAGATCCGCGCTGTTAAGCGTATTCGTAAGGACATGGTATATACTAACGTAACAGACAGCGAATTTTACATGTATAATGAAAGAGGCTTCAAGGGAGCTTCCGCCACTGGTATGGATAATCAGGGTGTGCAAATTGCAAAGGATTCTATCCTACATGTAACATCAGGCGTAGTTGATAAGGATAATAAGATCGTACTTGGTTATTTGCATAAAGCAATTAAGCCACTCAATCAATTACGCATCCTTGAAGATGCCACAGTAATTTATCGTATTGCTCGCGCACCTGAACGTCGTATCTTTAGCATTGACGTTGGCAACCTTCCTAAGATGAAGGCTGAACAGTATGTCCGTGATATGATGGTTAAGCATAAGAATCGTTTAGTGTATGATGCTACAACAGGTAATGTAAGAGACGATCGTAAGTTCCTTACCATGCTAGATGACTATTGGTTCCCACGTCGTAGTGATGGTGGTGGTACTCAGGTACAGACATTAGCATCAGGTGGAAACCTCGGCGAAATGTCTGACGTTGAATATTTCGAAAAGAAATTATTTCAGTCACTTAATGTTCCCACCTCACGGTTACAAGGTGAGGGTGGGTTTAACCTTGGTCGTTCATCAGAGATTAGCCGCGATGAACTTAAGTTCCAGAAGTTCATCCTTCGTTTACGCACTAAGTTCTCAGAGCTATTCTATAAGGTTCTTGAGAAGCAGTTAGTATTAACTGGCGTTATTGCTGATGAAGAATGGCCAAAGATCAGGAATAAGATTCACTTTAACTTCCAGCAGGACAACTACTTCGCTGAGTTAAAGGATCAGGAAATCGTACGTGAACGCATGAATACCGTTGCAATGATGGACCCTTATGTCGGTAAGTATTTCTCTGAGGAATGGATCCGTAAGAATATCCTACAGTTAACCGATGAAGACATCGAGCAAATGGATAAGGAAATACAGGAAGATAAGAAGAAGAACTTTGATCAGCAGGTTATGCAGGCGCAGCAAGCCCAGATGCTAGCTCCTCCTGATCAGCAAGGTCAACCTGGCCAGCAACCGCCACCTGGTGAACCATCTTCTGGTCCTCAAGAACCACAGCTTAGTCAGTAAAGTAATATAAATATAAATAGAATACATGGAGATTAATATGGCAGAACATACCGTTTCAGATATTATTGATTACGCTATTGACGGCGACGTAGTTAAGATTCAAGCGTCCGTCGACGACTATATGAAGGAAAAGGTTGCTGAAGTTCTTGCCGCTAAGAAGATTGAAGTCGGCAAAACACTTTTTAACTCAGAGGAATAAAATGCCAACACAGGATAAAGATACAGAAATGGCTATTCCTTCACAACCAAGGAAGTTAGCTCGTAAGCTTATGCAGATTGATCTTACGCCTTATGCCATGGGCAGGGCTGCTAAGGAAGTTACCAAGAAGTTTACTGCCAAGCATCCAGTAGAAGTTAGTGACTATCCAGCTGATGATGCTGAGTCTAATAATGCTCGCTTCAAGGGTGGTAAGGTCAATAAAGACAATACTCGTAAAGCCGATTATAAAACAGGCGGAGATGAGAACGCTTATGAAAGTGTAATCAAGAGAAAGCTTATCGAAAAGTTTTCTAGCTATGCGCCAGCCAAGAAAATGGCAGTAGTAAGCACAACCAAGCCGATAGGTCATACAATTTCTGATATTGGCCCTGGTCGTAAAGCGTCCAACGTAAAAGTTGTAAAGTCTAATGAAGAAACAATTGCTGAAGCTGGCGAACCAATGTCACCTGCTCCTGCAACATCTGATAATCCAGGATTTTCCGGCGATTCCGCAATGTCAACTGATACTGGTGCCGATAATGAAAAAACAAACAACTCTGGTGATGATAATGAAGAAAATGAAACTGTAAACGGTGTCAGAGAAAAGCTAGAAAACATCGCTATGATGTCAGCTGAGATGTTTGAAAATCTTCAGGACGATACAGAATTAGAAAAGCATGTTATTGAAAAGTTAGAACTTGCTCATAATTTTATTGAAGCAGTCTCAAAAGAAATCAATGACTCAAAGAGTGATGACGACGAAGAAGAAGATGAACCAGAAGGTAATCAAGGCGGCAAGGACGATAACAATATTGCCAAGCCATCAGCTTTCAAGGGCAATGGCGAACAGTCAATGGCCAAGGAAGAAGTCGAACTTGATGAAGCCACTGAAGATGACGAATCCAGAGGCGAAGAAGATGATGGCTGGTATACTCATAAAGAAATTCATGGTAAAAATGCTGTTTCCAGGGAAGATTGGAAGAAGGGCATTAGAAAGCCAAAGGCTCCTGTAAAGGAATCATCATTAGGTGAATCTATGCATTCACTTAAAAAGAAAAACAAAACTCCCGGAGTATCCCCATTGGAGAAATCTATGATGAAGGGTTATAAAACTGAATCAACATTAGGTGATATGCTTGGTTCAGAAGAAGGCGTAAAGAAGATTGCTCCTAAGAAGGATGAATACGGTAACGAAATTAAGAATCCTGCTAGAAGTTTAGCGAGAAAAGCTATGAAGACATTTGCTACAAAGAAGGGAGCATAATAAATGGCTACCTCATATCAAAATAGACCTGGTGGTCATGCTTGGTTTAGAGCAGCTGGTGCTAATCTAACAATCACTTTAGCTAACTGCAACATCAATGCTACTGCAGAAAAT